TAGGGCGAGTAGAGATGTTGGTAATTTAATTCTTGTGGATATTGAAAAATTAAAAGATGATTTAAACGGTATTAATGTGACATCAACAATGTTAAATTATATTCAAACTATATTAGTTAGAAATAATTTTGTTGTTATGAATATACCATCATATGTTAATTTTTATAATGTTCAGGATGCTGTTAAAAATCCAAAACCAAAACCTGAGGGAACGTTAGAATTTGCTAACACTTTATTTGGGACATTTATGAATGTTGACTATAGAAATTCTTCCGCAAAAATGGTTTGTTTTTACGCGGGAAAACCAAGTGAACAATTAGACTTAAAAGAAAATGTTGATTACCGTTATAGAAATGATGCGTTTGATTTAAGACGTGTTGATAATCCATTGATTGAAAATCAAATAGGTAAAAACGATTGGGACAAATCAAATAAAGTTGTTGGATTTAATGTTGATTTTGGACCACAAAACCAATCAATATTCCAAGGATTTAATATTAGTCAAAATCCGGGATTAGCAACAGCTGAATCATTAGAGGTTTTAAATCAAATGGCGAACCAATCAAATAATAGAGGTGGAGCAACTCAAAATACGTCATTATATAATTTGTATAAAAATAGAAGTTATTCTTGTCAAGTGACTATGATGGGTAATGCTATGATACAACCAACAATGTATTTTAATTTAAGATATGTTCCGATGTTCAGTGGTCCTTATATGATACAAAAAGTTAATCATTCAATTACTCCAGGACATTTTGAAACAACGTTTGAAGGTATAAGACAACCAACGGCATCTTTACCTAAGATTGACAATTATATTCAATCTTTAAAAACAACATTATTACAATCAATTATTGAGAAAAATAAAAAAGATAAACAAGAAAAAGAAAAGGCAGCAATCTCCGCAACAACTTCTAATATTATTAATCAAAAAGATGCTAAAGTTAGTGATAGTATTGACCAAGATGGGACAACTCAAAGTAATAGTCAAAAATGTCCACCAACTAAGGTTAAAAACGACAAATATGGTAACTTTACCGTTACTGATGATAAATTAGCAACTAGTTCAACATATAAAGAAGTTGTAGATTTAATATCTTCAAAAACAACCGACCAAAAACTTCGTTATGCAGTTTTTGCTAAAATGTATTTGAGTTCATCTCAAGGTGGTATGTTACAGTCAAATTCATTTAATTATAGTAATACTGATTTATTACAAGATTGGGGACCATCAGTTGAAAGTTTCTTTAAAACAAAAAAATACTATTGTAGTAATTCAAATATTCCATATGTAACTTTTAGTAGTTTAAATCAAAATGTGGATTTCTTAATTTCTAGATATGAAAAAAGAGTTGCTAACATTAATACTATAACCGCAAAGGATATTACAAAATTCTTAATATTATACGGAGAAAGCGGTGTTGAACCGGACTCGATTTATACGTCTGTAAGTTCAACAGATATTACAACAATTGAAAGTAATGTTCAAAATGCTATTAATATTTATAACCCAACAAGTGGAAATGTTACAGGGGTGGTACCACCAGCGAATGTTCCGGCACCACCGTCATACCTTAAAATAGTTAATTTAGGTGTGTTCACTGACATACAAGGGGATGATTATAGTTATCATAATATCCTTCAATCTAATGGAAAATATATTGTATTAAGAATTGAGGACCCTAATTTTAAATTTACTAATTTAGGTTCAACAACATTTGTTGATGCTAATAATCAATCGGTTGGGTATAGTTGTTCAGGTGGTTCAGGAGCATTAACTTGTACAGTTAATGGTAAATCTCCCGGTTTATATACTATGGTTCAGGAGTATTATCCGTATAAACCACAAAATTGGGATAAGTTTGAAATACGTAGTTCTCAATTTACTCAGTAACATTTACAAATAAACAGATATTTATATATAAAAAAGATTATGGATACAAAATCATTATTAGAAAATTACTTAGGTAAAAAAACCCGTACAACTGAAAAAGATATGGGTAACGGTTCAAAACAAGTATGTGATTTAGATTCAGGAGATTGTTACACAATTAGAATGAAAGACGGTCTAATCGAAAGAGTTGACAATACGATGAGTCAAAATAGAAAAATACAAGTTGAAACAACAACTGGTGTAAAACAATTATTAAACGGATAAAATGAAAAAAATAGACAATAGAATTTTAGAAGAAATTGCTAGATATAATTCAATTAATAGTTATATTGTAGAACAAGACGCTACATTACCACCACCTCCGGGTGAAGACCCAAATGCTTTACCACCTGCTGGTGGGGCTCCGGCACCTATTGACCCAAATGTGGCACCACCATCACCTGCGGCTCCCGAAGGACCTCAACCTATTGATGTGGCTACAGACCCTGATGTGGAAAAAGTTGGTGATGAGGCAAAAAGTGGTAACACGGAAGAGATGGATATTACTGATTTAGTAAAATCTCAAAAAAACGTTGAACAAAAACAAGAAGAGTATTTTGATAATCTATTCCAACATTTAGATAACTTAGAGTCTAAGTTAGGTGAGATGGATGGTATTATGACTAAATTAAACGATTTAGAAATGAAGATTGAAAAATATAGAGAAAAAACACCACAAGAAAAATTAGAACTTAGAACTTTAGATTCGGGTCCGTTCAATCAAAAATTAAGTCAATTTTTTGACGATAAAGAAGATGATATGGAAAAATCAGGAAAAAATGAGTATATTTTAACTCAAGATGAGGTAGAAGACTATTCACCAAACGAAATTAAAAAAACATTTAGAAATTTTGATGATTCTTCATCAGGATTTCAACAAGTAAGATAATTAAAAGGGTCTTCGGACCCTTTTTTTTTACAAAACAATTTGACAAACACACGGCTGACACTTATACTTTTATAAACCTTTAAATATTTTAAACACTATGGCGACAAATTCATTAGACGCAGTTTTGGCTCAATACGAGAAAGCAAAACAAGGTAGTACTTCTTCTACCTCAAAATTTACACAAGAAGAAAGAATGAAAAAATACTTCGCGGCAATCCTTTCAGATAAGGAAACTCAAGGCCAAAGAAGATTAAGAATTTTACCAACTACAGATGGTTCTTCACCATTTAAAGAAGTTTGGTATCACGAGATTCAAGTTGATGGAAAATTCCAAAAATTTTATGACCCGGGAAAAAATGACAGTGAACGTTCACCTTTAACTGAGGTTTACGAAGAACTTCGTTCAACAGGTAATGAAAATGACAAAAAATTGGCGTCAAATTACTTGGCACGTAAATTTTACATCGTTAAAGTTATTGATAGAGATAACGAAGAAGATGGTGTTAAATTTTGGAGATTCAAATCTAACTACAAAAATGAGGGTATTTATGACAAAATTATCCCTATCTACAGAAACAAAGGTGATATTGCTGACCCTGAAAAAGGAAGAGACCTTATCCTTGAATTAACTAAAGCTAAAACTCCAAAAGGTGCGGTTTACACGGTAATTCAAACAGTTATGTATGATGATGCAGCTCCAATTCACGAAGACACAAAACTTGCTGAAAGTTGGGTTAACGATGAATTAACTTGGAGTGATGTTTACTCTAAAAAACCGGTTGAGTACTTAGAAGCTATTGCAAGAGGTGAAACTCCAAAATGGAACACTGACAAAGGTGGTTACGATTATGGTAACTCTGATGAAAGTGAAATTTCATTTGGTGGTTCTAAACCATCGGCTCCGATTGACCCACAAGCGAATGACGATGAGGATTCAGATATGCCATTCTAATCAAACAAAACTTAGACATATAACTTGGACACTAGGTCATACTTGGTGTCCAACTTGTCTAAAAAAACTAAAAAATTAAATTAACATATACATATGGCGATTAAAAAACACGATTTTAAGTCCATTAAGGACAAATTCTCAACATCAGCAAAATACAAACCACAAAGTTTTTTTGATTTAGGTACTGACTTTTTGGATGCTGTTGGATTACCTGGTCCGGCTATAGGACACTTAAATATGTTCTTGGGTCATTCTGATACAGGAAAAACAACTGCGTTAGTTAAAACCGCTGTTGATGCTCAAAAAAAAGGTATTTTACCGGTCTTCATTATTACTGAACAGAAATGGTCGTTTGAGCACGCCAAATTAATGGGGTTTGAATGTGAAGAAGTTGTTGATGAAGAAACCGGAGAATTAGATTGGGATGGGTTTTATATATTCAATAACAATTTTAGTTATATTGAAGAAATTACGGATTATATTAATTCACTATTAGATGCTCAGGAAAAAGGTGAATTAGATTATAGTTTATGTATTATGTGGGATTCTGTTGGTTCAGTCCCTTGTAAAATGACCTTTGAGGGTAAAGGTGGTAAAATGCACAACGCCTCGGCATTATCGGATAAAATAGGTATGGGTATTAATCAAAGAATATCTGGGTCTCGTAAAGCAGATTCAAAATATGAAAATACTTTAATTATTGTAAACCAACCTTGGGTTGAGTTACCTGATAATCCATTTGGACAACCTAAAATTATGGCGAAGGGTGGAAACGCTATTTGGTTAAATTCATCTTTAGTATTTTTATTTGGAAATCAAAAAGGTGCTGGAACAAATAAAATAACCGCAACCAAAGATAAGAGAAGTATTAAATTTGCTGTTAGGAGTAAAGTCTCGGTTTTAAAAAATCACATAAATGGGCTTGGTTATGAAGATGGTAAAATTATAATAACCCCTCACGGATTTTTAGCTGGTAAAGACTCAACAGAAGAAAAATCAAATATTGAAAAATACAAAAAAGAGTATGCTGATTATTGGAAAACCATTATTGGTACTGATGGTGATTTTGATTTAAAAGAAGAAAAAGAAGATAATTAAAAATGGAAACTAAAGTTTGTTCTAAATGTGGGGTAACACAAAATGTTTTGGAATTTCGTAAAGATATAACTAAAAAAGATGGTTTAAGACCTGATTGTAAATTATGTGTAAAAAGTTATGAAATGTCTCGTAGAACTGATAACCCTACAATGATGCAAGAAAAACTTAAAAACTTTTATAAAGACAATCCGGAAAAAAGAAAAGAATATCGGAAAAATTATAAATTAAGGAAACAAGAACAAAGAAAAGAGAGAAGAGCAAACGACCCCGTTTTTAATTTAATTAATAGAATGAGATGTAGGATATGGAAATATTTAAATATTCTTGAAATTTCTAAAAAAAATAAAACCTTTGATATTGTAGGGTGTTCTCCGGAATTTCTTAAAGAACATTTAGAAACCCAATTTACTGATGGTATGACTTGGGATAACAGGTGTGAGTGGCATATTGACCACATTATTCCATTATCATCGGCAAAAACAGAAGACGAACTTTATAAGTTGTGTCATTATGAAAATCTTCAACCATTATGGGCTGAGGATAATTTGAAAAAAAGTAACAAAATTTTACAATAACGAATACAAACAAAACGAGTGACTAAAACACTTTTGGTTGACGGAAACAATTTAGTAAAGATTGGATTCCACGGGGTTAAAGATTATTATCACAATGGGAAACACATAGGTGCCATATGGCACTTTGTGAATACCATTAGACGTTTCATAGACGAACAGAACTTTGATAAGGTTGTTGTTATGTGGGACGGCGATGATAATTCTTCAGCTCGCAAACTTATTTACCCCCAATATAAAGAACAACGTAGAGACAGAGACAACGAGTATAAGTTAGATTCTTTCACTGAGCAGAAAGAAAGAATCAAACAATACTTGGAGGACTGTTATATAAGACAAATCAACATCGATAATAACGAGGCGGATGATTTAATAGCTTACTATTGCCAAATCTCGGAGAACGAACAAAAGACCATCTATTCGGGGGATAAAGACCTCACTCAACTTATTTCAGATAAAGTGTCGGTGTATTATCCAAGAACCAAAGAGACGTATTCTCTTGGAAGTAAAATCAAATGTGAGTTTTACGAATTTCCACATCAAAACATTAAAACTTATAAGATATTATCGGGAGATAAATCGGACAATATTGATGGGATATATGGGTTGGGGGAGAAGACACTTATTAAGTTTTTTCCTGAGCTACTTGAAAAGCCGGTTTCATTTACCGATATTTTAGAAAAGGCGGAAATTCTTCTTAAGGAGAACAAGGATAATAAGACACTACAAAATTTATTATCCGGTAAGACTAAGAGTGGTGTTTATGGTGATGAATATTTTGTTATTAACGAAAAAATCATAAATTTGTCAAATCCGTTAATTAGTGAAGATGCTAAGGAACTTGTTGAATTGTATTATAGAGAAACTTTAGACCCTGATGGAAGGGGTCATAGGGGACTTATTAAAATGATGATGGAAGATGGGTTTTTTAAGTACCTACCAAAGGGGGACGACGCTTGGGTGAATTTTGTTAGACCCTTTATGAAACTAACAAGAAAAGAAAAAAGAAATTATAACAACAATTAATTAAAACTATGAAAGACCAAGAATCGGTAAAATTAGAATTCTTAATGATGGTAAATGATAACATCATTGTACAGAGATTTTTTAACGTGAGAGAGTTTAACAATGAGGGGAAAAACTCATTAGAACTTTATGAATTACTTCGTGAATTTAAAGACGATATTCAGACACAATTATCATTAAAAACCGTAACGTATATGACGGATAATATGTACGAAATTATTAACAATCCAGCTATTTTGGAAACGTCTTATACAGATGGTCCGGAGTACTTTAACATCTTCATCAAACAAAATGATGTGACAATTTGTCATAGACAGGTGGACGCTAAAGTGTACCCTCCAAAGATAAGATATACTGTGGATGTACGCCCACACCTAAAAAACTTGTTGATGAACTTGACTGACATCTTTTCATCTAAAAATTTAACAAAAAAATATCTGGATGTTACCTTAAGTGTGTAGTATTTATTATTACACTAAAAGAAAAAATATATGGCGTCAAACAAAAATTTCGAG